AACTCCGAGGCATACAAACGCTTCGGTGCAGGCCGTGGACGCTCAGAACGCAATCCCGTAAACGAGTCGGTTTCTGTCAATGAGCCTATGGCAGTGGCTAGGCCTTCAATGAAACCTAATCCTATTTTTGCGGCTGGTGAAGAACAAGGCAAACGTCAACCATCTGGTGATGCAAGTGTTGCTGAAGACTATGCAAAACGCCCACGTAATCCAGAAGCAGAACAGGAAGCTGACAATCCAAGAAGGACAGCTTCCAAACCTTCTACATCAAAAACTGAAAGCAAGATTCAGTCAGCGCCTAAAGCGCCAGCTTATGTCCAAAGCTATACAGAAGAAATGATGGAAGCGGATAACCCAAGAGTTAAGGCTGAAAAATCACCAGCGGCAAAACCAAAGCCTGCGGCAGAAACTTCTACTGCAAAAACAAAACCTACTTCGGAAGCGTCAAAGTCTAAAACTAGCATGACACCGTTTCCAAAGAATGACGAAAGTCGCCGCATGATGAGTGAAGGTGTTGGTAAAGTGGTTTCTGGAGCTACTTCTGGTCTTGCTGATTACCTTAGTAGTCTTGAGTCTACTTCTCGTTATATGAACAAGAAAAAGAAAGCCGAAGGTTTTGGCCCTTTTGACAAGGGCAGTGGTGAATATAAACGTGGCGGCAGTGTCAAGAAGATGGCTTCTGGTGGCTCTGTAAGTTCAGCTTCTCGTCGTGCTGACGGTATTGCCACTAAAGGCAAGACCCGTGGCCGTATGTGTTAAGGAATAATTATGTCAAGAGAAACTACATATTACGATGATCAATCCAAGGGTGGTGGCTACGGTACTATGGCCGCTATGAAGGGTGGCGTAGGCGCAACTGCTGTTGGAACAAACTATCTAATGGATCGCAAAGCCGAAAAAGACGCTCAAGATAAGCGTGAAGCTGACGCTGAAATGAAGCGTGAATCCCGCAGTATTCCTAAACCTGCCAACTTTGACGCAATACAAGAAGCCAAACAGGATGCGGCAGATGCTCGTGCTCGGAAGAAAATTAGCGATATGGGATACGCCAAAGGCGGCAAAGTAAGTTCTGCGTCTAAACGTGCTGATGGTTGTGCTACCAAAGGTAAAACCAAGGGCACAATGGTTAAGATGAACTACGGCGGAAAGTGCTGAAATGATGGCAAGCCGTGGAATGGGAGCCGTTCTCCCAAGCAAAATGCCCAAGGGGAGCCGCAAGGCTCGCCGTGATGACACTGACTTTACTCAGTTTGATGAAGGCGGTTCTGTAGCTGACAAAGAAAAAGAGAAAGAAGATGCGGATGCTGTTAAGTTTGGCGTTTTAAATCCACGTTTAAACATGGCTAAGGGGATAAAAGAGCTTGGTGGTCGTTTAACTGCTGAAAAGCAATTAGGCCCAAACACTTCATTGCAAGCTTACTTAGATGCCAAGATTGGCAACCGTGGCGCTGGAATTCCCGGCGGTGGCGTTCAGTTAACACACCGATTTGCTGAAGGTGGTGCTGTTGGCCTTTATGCCAACATTAACGCCAAAAGAAAACGGATAGCCGCTGGTTCTAAGGAAAAGATGCGTAAACCCGGTCAGAAGGGTGCTCCTACCGCTGACGCTTTTGTTCAATCTGCAAAGACTGCTAAAAAATGACCACTACCGGCTCAACCCTGTTCAATATGGACTTCACGGAGATTGCCGAGGAAGCATGGGAGAGGGCTGGCCGGGAAATGCGTTCAGGTTATGACTTACGTACAGCACGTAGGTCAATGAACCTAATGACCATTGAGTGGCAGAACAAAGGCATTAACATGTGGACGATGGAGCAGGGGTTTATTAACCTGACTCCGGGATTAGCCACATACGCCCTACCAGTGGACACCATTGACCTGTTAGAACATGTTATCCGCACGGGGCAAAATACATCTTCCACACAGGCTGATCTAACCATCACCCGTATTAGTGTTTCTACCTATGCAACCATTCCAAACAAACTCCAGCAAGCCAGACCAATCCAAGTTTGGATTCAGAGACTTTCTGGACAGGTTAACCCAACGTCTTCAGTGTTGGATGGAGCCATCACCTCCACGGCAGACACGATCACGCTTAACACGGTGGTTGGGTTAGCAGGCTCTGGCTTTATTCGTATTGATGCCGAAGACATCTATTACACTTACATCACAGGCAATATTCTGGGTGGTGTGTACCGTGGTCAGAACAATACAACTGCCGTCTCCCATACAACTGGGACTGCAATCTATGTTCCTCAGCTTCCTGCGGTAACTGTCTGGCCTACGCCAGATAACAGCACTCCATATCAGTTTGTTTACTGGAGACTGCGCCGGGTTCAGGATGCTGGCGCTGGTGTAGAAACCGCAGACATGAACTTCCGTTTCTTGCCATGTTTAGTTGCCGGATTGGCGTACCACATTGCAATCAAAACACCCGATTTAATGCCCCGCATTCAGATGCTTAAACAGATCTATGACGAGACATTTGAAATAGCGGCAGGAGAAGACCGAGAGAAGGCTCCTGCTAGGTTTGTGCCCCGTCAGCAGTATATTGGTGGATCCTAATGGGTAATCGTTTTGCTTCAGGCAAAAAAGCGATTGCAATGTGTGATCGCTGTGGACAACAGTTTCTATTGAAAACGCTTAAGACAGAAATCATTAAGCAACGTAAATATCAACTGTTGGTTTGCCATGAGTGCTGGGATCCAGACCAACCGCAGTTAATGTTGGGAACATTCCCTGTGGATGATCCGCAAGCTTTGCGTAATCCACGTAAAGATACAACGTATGTAACGGCTGGTGTAAACGGCCTACAGCTTTATCCTGTAAACAGTCCAGCCGGTGGTGTTCCTACAGGTGGTTCTCGGGATATTCAGTGGGGCTGGAATCCTGTTGGGGGAGCCAGTAATTTTGATGATGGTCTGACACCAAACTACTTGGTAATTCGGACATATATTGGTACAGTCACTATATCTTAAGGAGTTTAAACATGGCATACACAAGATCAGCCGATGGCATTGCTAAAAAAGGCAAAACCGAAGGTAAAAACTTGGGCGACAGTGGCCCTACCCAGAAACAAACCATGGGCGGCAAGAAGACTGCTGGCGTTACAGGCATGGAAATGCGTAAGGTTGGCCGTAACTTAGCCCGTGCAATGAACCAAAAGCGAGGCTAATCATGGCTACATACAGCAAAAAAATGATGGGTAAAGAAGTTGGCGATGCCAAAGTCTATGCCAAGCCACACACTATGTCTGGTAAAGCTGTTCAGGCTTCTGCCAATCCCGGTAGCGGCCCCAATCGTAGCAAGCTTGATACGCTTGATGTAAGCGTTGGTGCTGAAAGCAAGTCTGCTGGCAATGAGCCAATCAAGACCAGTGGCATTAAGATGCGTGGCGCAGGTGCGGCTACCAAAGGCTTTATGAGTAGAGGCCCAATGGCATGAACTACAGCCAGCTTGTCACGCAAGTAAACGATTACTGCGAGAACTCTTTCCCAACTGACAATATGAATGTGTTCATTCGTCAGGCGGAACAGCGCATTTATAACACCGCGCAACCCGCTAATCTGCGAAAGAACGTGACAGGCTTTTTGACAACTGGGAATAAGTATCTTCAGTGTCCTTCAGACTTCTTGTCTGTGTATAGCCTTGCGCTATACCCTTACAACACCACAACGGCTACTGGAACTTCTGGAACTATAACAATTGTGGTGGCTAGTACTACGGGAATTGCAGTTAACCAGCAAGTGACTGGTACAGGTATTGGTACAAATGCACAAGTTAGAAGTATTGTGGGAACCACGGTTACGTTGACTGTTGCAAACTCCGGCACAGTGTCTGGCTCTGTGGTGTTCCAAGGCGACTATCTGTACCTGCTTAACAAGGATGTTAACTTCATCCGTGAGGCATATCCTTTGTCTGCGTTTGCGTCTGAGCCTAAGCACTACGCAATCTTTGGCCCCCGGTCAGATGATGTAAACGAGTTAACATTTATTGTTGGCCCAACACCCAGTGCGGCTTACAACGCAGAGCTTCATTACAACTACTATCCTGAGTCAATTGTTACAGCCACCACAACATGGCTAGGCGATAACTTTGATTCTGTATTGTTGTATGGAACCATCTGCGAGGCTTACACCTACATGAAGGGTGAAGAGGGTATGGTTAAACTAGCTCAAGATCGTTATGTACAAGCTATTGCTCTGTATAAAAACTTGGCAGATGGCAAACAACGTGCTGATGCTTATCGTGATGGTCAGGTTAGGGTGTCAGTCTCATGAGTAGTATTGTTCAAGGCTTGACCACATCGTTTAAAGCGCAGTCATTTCAGGCGGTTCAAAACCTTCTGACCGACTCGCTTAAGATCGCCCTGTACACAGCTAATGCAGACCTTAACCAAGATACCACTGTTTACACATCCTCTGGTGAGGTAACTGGAACAGGGTATGTTGCTGGTGGTGTAGCCCTTACGGGGGCAACAGTTAATTCATCTGGCTTTACAGCTTATGTAAGCTTTAACAACGTAACGTTTAACGCCGCAGTGACGGCTCGGTGTGCTTTGATTTACAACGTAACGCAGGGCAATAAGTCTATCTTTGTGCTGGACTTTGGTTCAGACAAAACATCTTCTAACTTCACTATCACATGGCCTGCTAACACTGCGACAGCGGCCATCATTCGTTCTTCTTATTAAGGAGTCAATATGACTACGGAAAAACTCAAAGTAACCGACCACATTTCTAGCGGTCTTATTGCCGGTACTAAATCAGGCGAACAAGCCAAAGCTACAGGCGTTTACTACGTTGAATGCCACGACAAAGACGGCAAGCTCAAGTGGTCTGCTGATTCTAAGAACTTGGTAGTTAACGCTGGTTTGGCTTACATGGCCGGTACTGCTTTAACTTCTGTTACCCAGATTACCACTTGGTACATTGGCCTGTACGGTGCTGGTGCATCTAATACGCCTGCGGCTGGCGACACGATGTCTTCCCATGCTGGCTGGACTGAGGTTGTGCCTTACAGCAATGCAACCCGTGTGGCGGCTACGTTTGTGACCGCTACGACTGCCAACCCTTCTGTGGTGACTAATGCGGCCTCTCCTGCTACGTTTAACATCAACGCAACTTCCACTGTTGGCGGTGCGTTCTTGACCAGCGGTAGTGCTAAGAGTGG